TGGGACATCATCTGTGACCAGTTCCCGTCAGTCAAGGAGTTGCTACGTGGCGATACTATCGAAGCGGCGGCATAAGCAAGCCTCAGAGACTATACCTTACAGAAACATCGCGGAGAAGCTGGCTGCCGATCCGCGATTTAAGAAGCTCTTGTCACAGAAGTATAGAGTCGATCGAACTTACGACATACCGTACCTGGCTGGCTACTCCGAGGATGGTAAGACCATATATCTGGATCGTCGATTCAAGCCAGTCATGCCTGATGGTACAGATATCACTAAGTTCATCGTGATGCACGAGAGGGCTGAAAAGGCCGCTCTCATGACTCTCAAGCTTAAGTACCAAGACGCGCATAAGATCGCGACGTATCTGGAGCACAAGGCAGTCGAGGCGGCCGGCATCAGCTGGAAGGCTTACTCTGACTTCTTGTATCCATACATACGCAAGACCGATCGTCTGACCGTTCGTAGAGTGCCAAAAGATCTGGATCTGCAACCCTACAGAGACGAGCACGACGTCAAGCATATCGCTGCGATGAAGAAAGTCATGAAGGGTCCTGCGGCGTCTGAAGTGCATGAGAATAAGAATATCACTGAACCGATCGAGCCAATACGATCTACTGATAAATACGCCACTGCGGTTGAACCGTAGCTTTTTAATTTTTCCAAGAGGATCATAATGCAATGAACGACTACTGGGGCTATCACCTTATGCTCGATTGCGGCAGATGTTCAATTTCTGCTGTGACCAATCCAGAGACTATTACTAAGTTTGCTAAGACGTTGGTCGAACGAATCGACATGGTTGCATATGGTGAGCCTCAGGTGGTTCACTTTGGTAAAGAAGAGAAGACTGGATACACGCTCATTCAGCTCATCGAGACGAGCAATATCGCTGCTCACTTCATCGATCAAAACGGCGACGCCTATCTAGACGTCTTCTCGTGCAAGCGCTTCGACATCGAGGTAGTCAAGGCTACCGTCGAGGAGTTCTTTGGTCCTGAGACGCTCAAGATCAACTACCTCGAGCGCCAGACTTACTAAGACGATGGGCCAGTATATGAAGAAGAATGAGATAGAAGTTAACTTCGACGACGACTTTGGCTTCTCTCTGGTAAGTGAAGATGAATTAAAAGAGCATGAAAATAAGCTCAAGGAGCAAGTCGAGCACTCCCATCGAGAGTACGGGAATAAGCTGGACGAGATCAGAGCGTTAATCATGCCTCTTCTGAAGAATCTCATGTCGAACCCAGAGAAGCACTACATATACTGGCCTAATCGCACCGAGAAGATCGAGCAGTTCATCAAGCGCTTAGATGACTGCATAAATCGATAAAGGCCGTCAATTTGTAATTCAAAGGTTAAATTTATATAAATACTTTTGAATTACAAAGGATGATGTATGAACTATCAAAAAATATATGAATCATTAGTTGATCGTGGTAAAAAAAGATTATTAGAAGATTATACTGAATCACATCATATCGTTCCTAGATGTTTAGGTGGATCTGATGATAGCAATAATCTAGTCAATCTAACTCCTGAAGAACATTATTTAGCACATCTTCTTTTAATAAAAATTTATCCGGATAATCCATCTCTCGTATATGCCGCGCAGATGATGATACCACGTAGACCATCAAATAAAATGTACGGATGGTTAAGAAGAAGATATGCAAAAGTAGTTAGTATAAGGCAATCTGGAACTGGTAATAGTCAATATAAGACTAAGTGGATTAATAACGGTTCTGTGTGTCTTAAAATAAAAGAATCAGAATCCATACCAAATGGATATATTTTAGGAAGAATAAAAAAGATAAAAAAATATAAATGTGAATATTGTGAAACTATATTTAATCAAAAAACAAAAGAAAAGTTTTGCACGCAGAAATGCAAAACATATTTCTTATATTCAAATACAAAAATAATAGATGATAATTTAGAAGATATGATACAGTTTTATTTGACATGCCACTCAATAGATAGGACTGTAAAAAAATTCGGTATAGTTGGAAAAAGAGCAGGAAGTGCTTATTTTTCTGAACACTTAAAAATGAGAAATATAAAAATTCTTAATAGAAGAAATAGTTTGCCCCTATAGTTAAATAGTATAACAGTTGCCTTGTAAGCATCAGTCCGGGGAGCATAACCTCGTAGGGGCACCATCACTTTTTTTGTTGACATTTCTGCATGACGTGGTATAATAGCTTATATAAGGATTAAATTATGGCAGACGTTATCAATCATCCAAAGCACTACAATCGTGGCATCGAGGCTATCGTAGTCATCGAGGCATGGGAACTAGATTATTGTCTAGGCAACGTAGTAAAGTATATCTGTAGGTCAGGCATTAAAGATCCAGCAAAAGAAATCGAAGACTTAAAGAAGGCCTCTTGGTACCTTAATCGACGAATCGAACAGCTGGAGAATGATGATGGCAATGAAGCACGAAGCGATACTGCAGTTCCTCGGAAAAATCGCTGAGGATTCTGCAGATCCCGACTTGACTGCGCGGCTGGCGGCCGCAGTAGTATATAAGGGCGACATCATCTCCGTCGGTGTCAACAAGAAGAAGTCGCACCCGTTCCAGCTCAAGTACTCGAAGATGCCCAAGTCCATCTTCTTGCACGCCGAGAACGACGCCATTAAGAACGCTCTTAAGAGAGTAGACCTTGATACGCTCGCGCGTTCTACCCTGTACATTTCTCGCGTAAAGTATTATGATAGCACGAGGCAGCAGGTGTTGTATGGTCTAGCAAAGCCATGCATCGGCTGCGCTCGTGCTATTGCTACTTTCAATCTAAAGCACGTGTGCTACAGTCTCGATACAGAAGGGTATGAGTTCTTATAATCCACGTAAATACTTCTTAAGAGTTGTGTAATTCATATTCTTTTTTATGGCAAATTGTTTTCTTGACAATCCTGAAGAACAATATTCGTTTCTAATCTGTTCTTCAAAAGCTTTTGTTTGTTGTTTTACTTTTTCGTAATATGGTTGTAAAGCTAGCTTAAGATTAGATGTATGATCTTTACTTCTAATAGGAAGTTGCTTTCCTTTATTTCCTTTTGCATTAGTATTTCCAAAGTATTTTTCTTTATTAGCTTTTGGTTTTCTTAATTTTTCTTTTACCCACTCAGGTCTAGGAATATTTTTTAATGCATTAGATCTAGCTAATTTAGAAGCTTCATATATTTTAGAAGAAAATTTTCTATCTTGAGATTTATTATTAATACACATCATTGCAAATGCGTGTGCTAAGTGATGATTATTTGGATATGCTTTATGTAAAATATAATGAACAATTATATGTGCTCGAGCTGGTAATAGTATTAAATTATCGCGAGAATCATCTCCACCTAAACTTTTTGGTATAATATGATGTAATTCACAAAATTTTTCATTTGGTAGATTGATTTTGTAATGTTCAATAATTTTATTATATCGCACTAAAAAGTGATTATTAGCCATTGACATCTCCAGTAATACATGATATTATTTATTATAATCTAGATCTCAAAGGAGAATAAAAATTAATATTTTCGTCCTCGACAAGGATCCGGTGATCGCAGCGCAGATGCAGTGCGACAAACACGTCGTCAAGATGATCGTCGAGTCTGCTCAGATGCTATCCACGGCGCATCGCTTGCTCGACGAGACGGTCGACGATGCCTTCTACAAGGTGGCACACAAGGGCCATCCCTGTACCAAGTGGACCATGCAGTCTAACAACAACTACAACTGGCACTACATTCACTTCGGTGCGCTCTGCCGTGAATACACGCATCGCTATGGTAAGATCCATTCTACTCAGCAGAAGCTCGGCTCTCTGCTCTTGATTCCACCACGCAACATTCCAGTCGCACCGTTCACTCCTCAGCCTCTGGCCATGAAGTCGAATCCTGAGTGCATGGATCCTAACGACGTCGTAGGATCTTATCGTAAGTTCTACAAGACCAAGCAGGCTCGAATGCCCATGGTGTGGACCAAGCGAGAAGTTCCTGATTGGTTCATATAAATAAGGAAACAACCGTCTATCACAAGAAAGTCATCATGAGAAGCTTCAAGAGTCATGCATATATGATATTTGAGCAGGAGGAAGGTCCAGCTAAGACCGGCCATCTCAAGCACCTCACTCATGCAGAAGACGAGCACATTCATAACGGTGAGCTCGGCGCAGAGCACGCCTACAACTTGCTCCACTCGGTTCATAAGCAGATGACCGGTCAGGGTGGAGAGGACACCAAGACCACTGTAAAGTACGACGGATCTCCCTCGATCGTGTTCGGAATTCATCCAGAGACCGGCGCGCCCTTCGTGGCCTCGAAGTCGGCCTTCAACAAGAATCCTAAGATCAACTACACGCCCGAAGATATCGATCGAAATCACGGTCACGCCCCCGGTCTGGCTGAGAAGCTCAAGGCCGCTCTCAAGTACCTCCCGAAGATCCTTCCGAAAGAGGGTGGCGTGTATCAGGGCGACTTGATGTACACGAAGGACGACGTGCAGAAGGATGGCGACAAGGTCTCTTTCAAGCCGAATCTGATCACCTACTCGACCAGCAGGAACTCTCCGGCTGGTAAGAAAGTAGCTAAGGCTAAGATCGGCGTCGTAGTCCACACGAAGTACGAGGGCGGCAGCCTCGAGGACATGAACGCCACTCCTGACGTAGATCATAGTAAGTTTGGTGAGCATCCTGACGTGCATCTCATCAATCCTGAGATCAAGAATCCGCCTCACGAGTACGACGAGAAGCTGCAGAAGCAGTTCCATGGTCACATGGCCAAGGCGAGAGAAGTCGCTCACAGCCTGACTCCTGACGACTACAGAGCCGTCGAGGGGCATGAGACTAACCTCGAGGCTCACATCAACGACATGGTCAAGCAAGAGGCTAGGCCGTCTGTCGGTGGATACATAGCTCACTTGGAGCGTAAGCGTGACAGGGACGTCGAGAAGCTGAAGAGCGAGGCCGGTAAGAATAAGACTGCCGATCGCTACAATGGCCTCATCGATCACGTCAGGCAGAACGCCGACTCTTTCGCGAAGATGCTCGACTTTCATACTCACATTCAGAATGCTAAGAACGCGCTCGTTAGAGGCATGGGAAATCCTACCGAGTTCGAACACACGATCAACGGAGAGAAGACCGATCCTGAGGGTTTCGTGTCAGTCAGAAACGGCAAGATGTCGAAGCTGACTAATCGTGTCGAGTTTAATCGCAAGAACTTTTTGGCGAGGCCGAGATGAGAAACTTTCTAAGCTTTCTGGCCGAGGAAGATCTGAATCCTAAAGTGATTACGTTCGGTAGATTTCAGGGTCTACACTCCGGTCACGAGAAGCTAGTCAACAAGGTGATGAGCGTAGCTGATGAATACAACGCTCCACACGAGATCATAGCTTCTGCGACTCATGATACGAAGAAGAATCCGCTCACTGTCGACCAAAAAGTGAAGCACATGAAGCGCGCATTTCCCGCCGCGAATATCAGGCCTGCGACCAAGGAAGAGCCTACGCTGATGCATGCCGCGGCTCGTATTCACAAAGAAGGTCATAAGCATCTCGTCATGGTAGCCGGCGACGGGCGAGCAGAAGAGTACGACAAGCTGCTTCATGCATACAACGGCAAGCCAGATAGGACCGGCAAAGTTCCATATAATTTCAAGAAGATCACGGTGGTATCTGCCGGTGTCCGCGATCCCGACGCAGAGGGCGTCGAGGGTGCTTCCGGTACTAATCAGCGTAATCACGCCATGAACAACGACTTCGACTCGTTTAAGAAGAACGTTCCGAGTAAGATGAAGGACTCTCACGCCAGAGAGTTGTTCAACGACATTCGCAACGGTACCGGCGTGCAAGTCAAAGAGAGCGTCCATACGTTCTTTACTAGATTCATCAGAGAGAACTCGGTCGGTGGCTTAGGAGTTCGAGGTCTCGGAGTCGTCACTGGTGATCCTGCCGGAGCTCCATCTTCTTACGCCGGTGGTAACGTCGCTGATTCTGATCAGAGAAATAACATCATTCTCAAGTTGAGAAGAGCTCACGAGAAACTGCACAAGTTACGAGATAAAGTCAAGAGATAATGAAGATAGACGAAGAAGCATTCCTCAAGAAGCTGGCTGGCATCATCGACGATCCGGCTATCGAGAAGACGGCACTCGACGAGATCGAGAAGAAGAGTCGTGAGAGAAAACTTCTAGAGCAGTTCGAGCACGCTCTCTCGTATAACGAGGAGAAGCTTCAGGCGGCAGAAGAGATGCTCGAAGAGCTAGAATCTGTAGCTCCTGAAGTTACACTTATCGAAGATATTCCTCCACAACCGGTGCTTCCAGTCTCTGCGCTCGTCACACCGGCCGTAGAGAAGCTGATGGACACTCCGCCGAAGGACTATGAGAAGATAGTATCTAAGATGAAAGACGGTCTTCAGAAAGAGATCGATCTCATCAAGAAGACTGTCGTAGACTTACATCAGTTCGCTACCGGCCTGTCTAACATGGGTGGTGGTGGCGAGGTCAACCTTCGCTGGCTAGACGACGTAGATCGCAACACTATCGACGACAATCATTTCTTACGTTATAATGCGGCCTCGAAGAAGTTCGAGTTCTATGACTTCGTGACTCAAGGCGCCTACATGGGTGACTTCGAGCTCGTCAATAATCACATCAACCTACTCAGGCCTGCAAATACTGACGTAGTGATAGTTCCTACAGGTAACGGCTCTCTCGTCGTGCCGACTGCTGTTCACACCAATAACATGGTGGCCAATACAGCTAACTTAGTGTACTTATCGATAGTCAATCCTAGCTTTACTGCTACAGAGTCTATCGTCAGGATCTTCGGTAGTAACGGCACTCCTCAGACTCTATCAAATCCAGGCGCATTAATGCACTTGGTCAACCAAGCCAACGTCAGTAGTCGCTTAATCATCGATACGTATGGTAATAACGTATATGGAGTCATCGCCGGTAGAAAGTCACGAGGAACTATCGACGCGCCGACTGCGGTTCAGAACAACGACTTGATGTTTCGTATCGCATCGAATGGCTTTGGTAACACTGGATTCAACACGCTCGGCGCCGCTACGATCGACTTCGTGGCCACCGAGAACTTTACCGACACGAGTCGTGGTGCTAAGATCGTCTTCAACGCCACTCCGAACGGTTCGAATGCTACTACTGTAGCTACTTCTATCGAGTCTGACGGCATTCATCTCGGTCACGTATACAATCCTAACGGCAACGTCACGAATCTACACATCACCGGTGGAGCTAACGATCAGATCATGGTGTCTGATGGATTAGGCAACTTCATCTGGAAGAATAGACACGACGACGGTACGTGGACTCCTGTGATGATTCCGGCGACCGGAACTAATGTCACTTTTACGAGTACGTCTAGCACTTATAGTAAAGCTGGACCGGTCGTGTCGATGTTCTTTGACGCTACTGTTAACGGCATGGGAACTGCGGCCGGTGTTCTTAGATTTGACGGATTTCCTTACACGCCGAAGACGGTAAATGGATACGTAGGATCAGTGATTGTCTCGTACTTTGCTAATTTGAACATCACAGATGGCATTTACTTGTCTGGATCAGTAGTTGGTGGGGCGGTAAATAATCACGCTGATATGTGGGTATACGTCTTGAATGGTCAGAGCATACAGCAGAGCCTATTATCGGCGACTCACCTCAAAGTCGGTACTAGAATCGTCGGAAGCGTAACTTATACTACGGACTACTAGCGTGTCACCGGAAGAGTGGTTCGATAAGAAGGGATTCTTGTGGAACCGCTTTGTTCCAGCATTTCCTCCTGCATTCATCTTAGATGGCGTATACGTATTAGAGAGAGTGTTTCCTCGCTACGATCACTATCACAACGGTAGCGGATTCTTGGGTTGGATAGCGAGATATCACAGGTTCTTTCGCCCTCATAAATAATTCATATATCACTGGAGTATACTATGAAAGACATCGTGATTGGGTGCGTGACCAACTATAACTTCGACCACATTCGTCCGTGGGTCAACTCTCTCGAGAGGTGTGGCTTCACTGGCACCAAGGCCATGATCGTCTACAACGTAGACTTTCCTATCGTCGAAGAGCTCGAGCGTCGTGGATTCACCATCTTCGCCTTCAATAGAGACGAGCAGAATCGCCGCTACTTCTTTCAGCAAGACTTCAATGTCGTAGTCACACGATTCTTTCACCTATATCACTTCTTAAGTCAATTCGATTCGAATGAGTATCGATACGTCATCACGACCGACGTGAAAGACGTGATATTTCAGACGAATCCATCTACTTGGCTACAACACAATCTCGGAGACAGGCAACTGAATGTGGCTTCTGAGTCAATGAAGTACAAGGACGAGGTGTGGGGATTCAACAATATGCGTGAGTCTTTCGGCCAGTACTTTCAACAGATGATGGCTGATCGAACGATCTATAACGCGGGCACCATCGCTGGTAAGTTAGAGACTCTCAGGGACCTGTGTCTCAACGTGTTTCAGTGGTCTAACGCAGCCGGTCGTCACTACATTCCAGGCGGTGGTGGACCTGACCAGGCCGCGCTAAATGTTCTATTGACACTTAAGCCGTACTGTGATATAACTAAGTTTAGTAACTCAGAAGACGGCTGGGCGTGTCAAGCTGGAACTACTGCGAATCCGAAGATGATCGACCAGTTTCGTCCACATCTATTAGAGCCCGAGCCGATGTTTGACGGAGAACACGTCTATACTAACTCCGGCAAGAAGTTCTGCTTAGTTCATCAATACGACAGAGTTCCTAATTGGAAATATAATATCGAGAGGTTGTATAATGAGTAAGAAGAAGAGGAACTTGATATTCGTACCCGTAGGCAATCCAATCGAGTTTCATGACGCTTACGACAGAGAGAATCACTGGAGATACACGAAGCCAGAACGAAACTATGAAGTAATGGTCGCACAGTACGGCGACTACGAGCCGGATCCTGAGACTTATGACATTTATGTAAAGTTTAAGGGTCCTAAGTGGATGATCGTCAAGCAGTTTCTCGATGCTTTTGATGACATAGCTTATGACTATGAGTACGTCAGCTTCTTTGACGACGACTTGATCACTGACATTCAGAGCATCAATCGTTCGTACGAGATCGCTCGTCAGAACAAGATAAAGCTATTTCAGCTATCGACTCTCGCTGGTTCAGCTTCTGCTCACTACATCCTTCATCAGGATAAGACGCTGAGTTATAGCAGGACCAACTTCATCGAAGGAATGTCACCGACATTTCACACTTCTCTCATTCCAATTCTTCGAGAGTTCATGAGGCGCCACGAAGTCAAGAGTGGCTGGGGATTCGATCTTATTCTCGGATCTATTACTCGTCAAATTCCAGCTGTCATACACGAAGTATCTGTGTATCATCCAGACAAGCAGAGCTACTACGACACCAGCGCGGCTCAGGCCGAGATGAATCATATACTTCACGACGTCTATCCTAAGTTTATGAAAGATAGGTGGGGAAGTCCCATAGATACAGATATCGATTGGTCAGGCAATAACATACGCCCAATAGTGTATGAAAAAGTTATATCATTAAAGGATTAAATAATGTTTGATATGGAAGAGAAAGTAGAGAAGGTACAAGGTCGAAGCTTTACCAGTAATCATGTAAAGCTACTCAAGCACATGGATCGACTGCAGATCATTCAGAAGGGTGGTCGTCCGAAGCCAGTGATGTTTCACATGTCGCCTTGCAATCCTTGTAACTTGACTTGTAGCTTCTGTTGCTTCGCGAATCGCAATCTAAAGCAGATGCTGACTCTCGATCAGATGAAGTCGGCCATCGATCAGTTCGCGGATCTCGGCGTTCTCGGCATGGAGTTCACCGGTGGCGGCGAGCCTACTCTGCATCCGAAGATCAACGAGGCCATCGCACACGCACACAGTCGCGGTCTCAAGATCGGCATGGTTACAAATGGATCGCTGCTTAGCAAGGTGACCAACTGGCACATGGTGACTTGGGTTCGTCTAGGCATGTATGGCTTCGACGAGGGATACGACTACGACCTAGACGTGCTCAGGGGTACTGGAGTGGCCATCTCTGCCGCTTACGTGTGGGACGGCGCTCTCGAGACTTCCACCAATCCAAACGTGACTGGTCAGTGGACCGATAAGTCGAAGAAGATTCTCGCTAAGAACTTCTATAAGGAAGAAAACTTCTTTCGTATGCTTCAATGGGTAGAGTCACAGAAGATTCCTACTCGAATCGCCTTCAACGCGATTAAGGATCCCAAAGAGACGGCCAAGGACATCGAGAAGATTCGTGGTCTACTCGAGACGTACGAGGCTTCTTTCGATCGTCTGAAGTACGCATTTCTCTCGGACTTCAACTTCAAGGGCACGCGTCGCAACGATCACTGCTACATGCACAACGTCAAGCCATGCGTGTTCACTGACGGCAGTGTGTATGTATGTCCTTCGGCAGAGCTCGCTCCTGAGAATGCTTATCACGTCAACGACAAGTTCAAGATCTGCGAGATCGATACCATCACTTCTTACTACAACGGCATCGCTGACGGTACAGAGGCCAGGATGCGTAATCAGGACTGCTCGTTCTGCAAGTACGCGTATCAGAACGAACTCATCGACGACATCATGATGGAGACCACTCACAATGAGTTCGCATAACTTAAGTGCAGTATTTGACGAGAAGTACTTCGAAGATGGCGTCAGACATAGAGTCAGCGCATACGAGAACTATCGCTGGATGCCTGAGCGTACCATTCGCGAGGCTTCTTCCATCATCAACAACATTCAGTTCGAGAACGTCCTCGACTACGGATGCGCGAAGGGCTTCATGGTATACGCCATGCGGCTCCTCGGAAAAGAAGCATTTGGTGTAGACGTATCAGAGTATGCAATCAATAACTCTCTACCAAAAGTCAGAGACTATCTGTCTGTCATCAATAGCGCAGAAGACATCAAGGGTGGCTGGGACTTAATCATCGCTAAAGACGTGTTAGAACACATTCCTAAGGAATTAATACAAGAGACTCTCGCTGCGTTTAGACGTCGTTGTAAGTGTCTCTTCGTAGCGGTTCCTCTCGGTGACGGAAAGCGATATCGCATTCGCGAGTACGAGATGGACGTCACTCACATCATTCGCGAGCCTGAAGAGTGGTGGCTGACTACGATCGTTGAAGCTGGATTCAAGATCAAGTACTTCGACTATCAGTTCCACCATCTCAAAGAGAACTGGACTACAAATCATCCACATGGAAACGCTTTTATCGTAGCGGAGTGATAACATGAAGTGCATCGTGACAGGAGGATCCGGCTTCATCGGATCTAACTTAGTAGATCGACTAATCAACGAGGGTCATCAAGTAGTAGTAATCGATAATGAGTCGTCAGAGAGTAATGATACTTTTTATCAAAACGATAAGGCGACTTACTACAAGTGCGACATCGCTGACTACGACTCAGTCAGACCTCTGTTTGACGGAGTGAATTGGGTATTTCATCTTGCCGCTGAGTCACGCATTGGGCCGTGTATCGAGAATCCACTTCTCGCTGTTCGTACGAACGTGCAGGGTACTTCTGTAATGCTGCAGTGCGCGCGTGAAGTAAAAGTCAAGCGATTCGTATTCTCTTCTACTTCTTCGATTTACGGTCTCAACGAAGCTCCTAATAAAGAGACTGATCCGACAGACTGCTTAAATCCCTACTCTGCCACCAAGCTGTGCGCAGAGCAGATGTGTAAAGTATACTATAAGCTATATCGTCTGCCAGTCATCATCCTTCGATACTTCAACGTGTTTGGCGATCGCGAGCCTACGCGTGGTCAGTTCGCACCAGTGACGAGCAGATTCATGAAGCAGAAGGCGGATGGAGTACCTCTCACGGTCGTTGGGAGTGGTAATCAGCGCAGAGACTTCGTTCACGTCTCCGACGTCGTAGAGATGAACATGAATGCCGCCAAGACTGAACCGACTGTGTCGTTTGGACAGGTAATTAACGTCGGCACTGGAGTCAGTTACTCGGTGCTTGAACTAGCCAGAATGATCTCAGACACTGTCACATTTCTAGAACCTAGACCGGGCGAAGCGAATGAGACGAGAGCAGACATCAGGAGAGCGAGAGACTGGTTCTGGTTCGAGCCTAGTGTAGACATCGTGCAGTGGCTAAAAGATAAATTAAAGGAGCAATGATGGCGAAGATCTTCTTTGATTGTGGCACACACTACGGAGAGGGCCTGAGACAGTTCTCCGACATGTTTCAGATGAACGAAGAGTGGAAGATTCATACCTTCGAAGCCAATCCTGTAACTTATGAAGTATTTAAGAATCGAAGGCTGCCTCACTTAGGCAGCAACGTCATGGCCTATAACTACGCCGTGACTACGTACGACGGCGAGATCGACATGTACATCGAGTCGCCTGATACTGAGATTAGAGATACAGGTCAGGGTAGCTCTATCGTGGCGAAAGAGAAGTGGAATCCTCAGAATGGTATCTTGAAGTTCAGAGAAGACTTAGTGCCAGTTCCCTGTATAGACTTATCTAAGTTCTTAGAGTTACACTCCAGTGAAGACGACTTCATCGTCATGAAGCTAGACGTCGAGGGCGCCGAATACGACATCCTCGATAAGATGCTAGAAGACATGACTCTTCATCGCATCAGTCATCTATTCGTAGAGTTTCACGCTAAGTACTTCACGAATCTAGAAGAGATGCAGCAGAGAGAGTTGAATCTAGTCAATAGAATAAAGAACGAGGGCATCAATCTCCATCACTGGGGATGATGCCCTTCATCGTCTCCGAGCTTTTATAAATATATAAAAGTCTCTGGAGATAGCCATGCAAAAAGATAAAGTTGAACCTAAAGTCAATAATTCTAAGAAGACCTTGACTGGCCAGCCGGCTTCAGAGATCGATCCTACTCCGCATCTAGACAATGTCCCTAATATAAACAAGGGAAAGACTTCTGATACTAAGTATCCTAAGAAGGATAAGGGTATGCAGAACGAGATGGTCGAACTCATTCTAAACAACTACAGACAGAATCGCTTAGAGCAGATCGTCGCAGAACACGTCGAGATCTGCGAGGCCGCAGAGGCTGGACTAGCCGCGAAGGCGAAGAAGTCTGGCATCTCTATCGGCACTCTGCGCAAGGTCTATCGCCGCGGAGTCGCAGCGTGGAACTCTGGGCATCGTCCCGGCACGACTCCTCAGCAGTGGGGAATGGCTCGCGTAAATTCCTACATCACCAAGGGTAAGGGCACGTATCACGGCGCCGACAAGGATCTTCACGAGAGAGACGCGAGACTCGATAAGACCGAGTATCATGCAGGATTGAGTCCTTCTACAGCAAAAGCCAGAGTAGCTTTCTGGAGAAGAGCCGACAAGCTCTCAGATAGTGATCCGCGAGCATACAGGAAGGCGCCCGGCGACGCGACTGCCACTACAGTGCCCGGTAAGGGCACACGCGACTATCACGCTAAGTTCGGCGAGGGTATCGACGAAGAGGTGTACGAGGCCTGCTGGTCTGGTTACAAGCAGATAGGAGTGAAGCCGAAGGGCGATCGCAGAGTACCTAACTGCGTGCCAAAAGAATCATTCATCGATCTCAGCGAAGTCGCAGGAGCTGGTCCAGTCGAGATGGACCAGCTCGTTCGCTTGTTCATGGGCAAGCGCAACAACGAAGACATCGGTCGTGGCATGGATAATCCGTCGTATACCAAAGTGTTCTCTGACGCCATGCAGCACTACGTCAAGCTACTGCAAGACGCCAAGAATAAGGGCAAGCCGTGGGAGCAGGTAGCGAAGACGGCGGCAGCTAGCTTTCCAGAGATCACTCCTTATGGACTATTCACCGGTCTCAAAGAGATTCTCGGTATCGGAGACTCGGCCATAAAGAATCGTATCGTCGACGAGGCCATGAAGAAGATGACCGCGCGCGAGAGATTCAAGGCCGGCCTCAAGCGTAAGGGATACGATCCTGACGCTCGTCACGCCGAAGCAGAGCGATATCATCGCGAGCTTCTACAGAAGAACGCCGAAGTCATGGCCAGACATGCCGCGGACAAGAATAAAGTAGACGAGGCTCGCGAGCTCGTGGCCATGCCTTACGCCACCGGATTCATCAGCGATCACATCGTCAAGCTCGGCGACAATAAGTTTCGCTTAGTCAGCAAGAAGACTGGTAAGAATCTAGGTACGTATCCATCGCGAGCCGGCGCCGAGAAGCGCGAGAAGCAGGTGCAGTACTTCAAACACATGGGCGAAGAAGCTCTCGGTAAGATTCAGCGTACACCCGGCGGACCAAAGAAGTTCATGGTCAAGGTGAAAGATCCTAGCACCGGTAACGTCAAGACAGTTCGCTTCGGTGATCCGAACATGGAGATCAAGAGAGACGATCCTAAGCGTCGTGCTTCCTTTAGAGCTCGTCATCACTGCGACACGAATCCCGGTCCTCGTACAAAAGCTAGATACTGGTCGTGCCGTCAGTGGAGATCCGGATCAAAAGTAGAGAGTTAAGGCACTCAACTATTCTCTTTATAAATAAAGAATAAAACAGGAGATTACTACTATGACTGCAAATAACGTAGGACTCTGGGGCAATAACGCCGCCGCGGGTTCTGAAGCACCGTTCGGCTACTACCCAGTTCTAGCTACAAATTCAGCTAACGGTCAGACTCTGTATGGAAACACTCAGATCGGTGCGTTTATCAATAACGTATCAGTAGGTGTGTTCGGTGCCAATAACGCACAAGCTGGTAGCACTGGCGCACACAGCGCGTATCATGCCGGCTGGGTCACAGTAACACGCTTCACCGGGCCTATCGCTTCTCTGACTCTAGGAACTAATCCGGGTGGATATACTAACTCGAATACATTCTCGGTTCTAGTCGGTGGTGGCACTGCTAACGCCAACGTCACTTTCGCTACCAACTCCACTGGATTTGCTACTGGTACGGTTACGATCGTAGCCGGTGGTTCTTTCGCGAATACCGACTCTGCTAACTTGACTTTCTTCGTGGCTAATACTGCTGGTCAAGTCAAGGGAACTACACCCACGTTTACCGTGACTTTCGGCGGTAAGGCTGGTCGTAGAAACTTTGAGACTCTAGTCGCGATGGGTAGCATGGCCAACACGATGACTGCCGCACAGATCGCGTTCTTGGGTTAATACTAGTCTCTCTGGGGAATTACTATGGCGCGTAAAGCGATTACAGATCTCACGAGTGCGACTTACGTTGCTAACACCGATATCTTTGCCATCGTAACCGGTGTTGGTAGTTCTCCAGAGACTAAGTCTATCACAGCTAATCTCGTATATGCGTACATATCTACGCATATACCGGGACCGTATGCCAACGACACAGTAGCCAGCGCGAATGGTATATCGCTAAAATCTTTCTACTACGATAACTCAGGATTTGTAAAAGTCAGAATCGTTTAATGCTAAGCCAAAAACTTGATGAGTCTAACTTTTTACTTTATGCGGCTAAGCACTATGATAATCCACAGTGTTTTGATACCGTGGAGTTCTACGAAGATCTTAATCGATTCAAGTACTTGAAGAGGCTATTCAATAAGTATCGTGAGGGTGGAGAGTTAAAAGAACGCTTGATACTAAATCACATAATGATATTGTATAACTTGTTTGGCCCACTCGCTACGACACGCATGTTATTCTTTAAGTTGCATGGCTATGAGTCTTATATGATTCCATTCTTGATATTCTTGAATTATCTTCCCGACGCTATCATGGGAATCGGTACAGAAAATAGGACTATATACACGAGCGACGTCGAGCTCGATAAAAATATAGTAGAAGCCTTGAGGAAGATATGAAGACGTTCTTACAGTTTATCTCTGAGAAGAGAGTCGAAGAAGACGGCGCGGTAGCAGCCAACCCAGTAGGCGGAGGCAACATCGCCGGTGCTGGTATAGGACTAAAGGGTGAGCCGGGTGTATCAAAGTCTGCTTCTAATAAGTACAAAAAGAAAAATATGATTCAGTCGCCAGTCTTAGGAATGATCTCTAGAAAGCCGTAGCATGTTTGGTATTCCTCTACCCTATCAGATCGCTGCAGTAGTCTTCCTAGTCGTAGGAGCTTTTGGTTGTGGTTATCTCAGAGGATCTGATAGAGCAGATGCAGAGATAGCCAGAGCTGCTGCAGAGGCACAGGCGCAGATAGCCGAGTTGCAGACTCATCAAGCTACTACGAATACACAGATAGTCACGAAATACGTCGATCGCGTTAGAACGGTGTTAGTGGAGAAAAATCAGAATGCGCAACTCATCGCCAATCTTCCTACTTCTAGCCTCAAGCTTCCTAATCGCTGGGTGTACCTCCACGATGTTGCAGCCACAGGCGGTAATGCCGACACCACCCGAGCAGTTGATGCAGCCGCCTCTCCCTTTACGGACAATGACGCCCTCAGAGCCGTCTCCGACAACTACTCCACCTGCCGACAAAACGCCAGTCAGCTAGAGGCGCTGCAGCAGTGGATTCGCGACACTCAGAAGAACGTCGAAGAAGTCAACTCAAAATAAGCATGTACAAAACTTAAAGAACCTGTATAATGGTCATTGGATCTTATGAATACAGGATAGTATTATATGAATACTCTATGGATCGACCATAAGTACGTAAATCTAGCTAGCTCGCATCTCTCATTATTCAAGCGAAAAGACCGCAATCTTTATAACATGCGGTGTCCGTTCTGTGGCGACTCCACCAAGAATAAGACTAAGGCTCGTGGATATCTCTTCGAGAGAGAGGGTAAGCTAATCTATCGATGCCACAACTGTGGTCTCGGCTTGTCCCTCAAGAACTTCCTACGCAACCTCGACGCCATCCTAGAGCACGAGTACAGTCTCGAGGTGTTCAAGGAGTCTGGCAGTACGAGTAGTAATCCTGACTCTAAGTTCGTCACCGACATCACAAAGTTCGGCAAGCGTCGAATCGATAAGTTCGACATCTTCAAGAGCATGAAGAAGATCTCTCAGCTCGAGCACGATCATCCAGCCAAGAAGTACGTCCTCAGTCGTAAGATTCCAAACGAGGCTCACTATCGTCTGTACTACTGTCCGCGCTTCTGCGCATGGGTGAACAGTCACATGCCCGGTAAGTTCAACGACGAGACTCTCAAGTACGACGCTCCTCGCCTCATCATGCCGTTTATCGACGAGAACGGCTACGTGTTTGGATATCAAGGAAGATCGTTTGACAAGAACGACAAACTAAGATATATTACCATCATGCTAGACGATACTCGCGAGAAGATCTTTGGTCTCGAGTCTGCAGACTTGACTCAGCGACTCTACGTAGTAGAGGGTCCGATCGACTCCATGTTCATCGATAACTGCATCGCGATGGCCGGATCCGATTCTTCATATACTGATCGACTAGATCGATCCAACGTGGTGTACGTATACGACAACGAGCCGCGTAACAAAGAGATCGTATCGCGTATTGACAAAGCGATAGATAAGGATTACAATGTAGTCATATGGCCGGATAGTCTAGAAGTCAAAGATATTAATGACATGATTATGTCCGGAATGACCAAATACGACGTACAGAGCATTATAGATAAGAATACGTTTTCAGGCCTCGCGGCTAGACTTCGTCTCAATACATGGAAGAGGGTAAACGATGCAGAAGTGGGTAACAAAGGTCGTCGCTGAAGACGGTGCCTTAGGAATTCTTATTCCTGAAGCCTTGATGAAGGAGCTAAATCTCCTCGAGGGTGAGCTGCTCGAGTGGACCGTCAACGAAGACTATGCCACGATGAGAAAAATCAAGATCGTAGATAACAATAAGAACGCGGAATAAAAATGATTAATGTAGTCAAGCGCGACGGTCGCAGAGAAGACCTAGATCTCAATAAGTTCCACAAAGTAGTAGAAGACGCGTGTAACGGTCTGTCGGGTGTGTCGCCCTCAGAGATCGAGATGCGTTCTCACATTCAGTTCTATGACGGCATCAAGACCTCTGAGATTCAAGAGACTCTCATCAAGGCCGCTGCTGACTTGATTACGGAAGAGACGCCGAACTATCAGTACGTGGCCGGTCGTCTCATCAACTATCACCTTCGCAAAGAAGTGTATGGTAACTATCAGCCGATCGACTTGCTGGCTCACTATCTCGAGGTGATGATGGCTGGATACTACGACAAGGAGCTCATGTCGAAGTACACTCGAGAAGAATTTTTAGAGCTCAACAGATATATAAATCATGAGCGCGACTTTCTTCTCACTTATGCCGCGATGGAACAATTTCGTGGAAAGTATCTAGTAAAGAATCGCGTTACCGGAAAGTTCTTTGAGACTCCTCAGATGTGCTTCATGCTCATCGCTATGACTCTCTTTGGTGACTATCCGGCGTCGGGCGAGAAGACTCGCCTGCAGTGGGTGAAGGAATACTACGATGGAATATCTACTTTTGACATCTCTCTTCCTACTCCTGTTATGGCGGGAGTGCGTACTCCGCAACGTCAGTTCTCTTCTTGCGTGCTCATTGAGGCGGATGACTCGCTCGACAGCATCAATGCGACGGCTTCTTCAGTCGTCAAGTACGTCAGTCAAAAAGCCGGAATAGGAATCAATGCTGGACGTATTCGTGCAATTGGTAGCCCTATACGTGATGGCGATGCTAGTCATACTGGGATTATTCCTTTCTTGCGTTACTTCCAGTCTGCTGTCAAGTCGTGCTCACAAGGCGGTGTTCGTGGCGGTGCTGCTACTGTGTATCTTCCTATCTGGCACTTAGAGATCGAAGATCTTTTGGTGTTAAAGAATAACAAGGGTACGGAAGACAATCGTATCCGTCACATGGACTACGGCATTCAATTCAACAAGGTGTTCTATGAGAGACTTATTGCTGGCGCTAATGTTACTCTTTTTAGCCCCAGTGATGTGCCTGGTCTTTACGAGTCTTTTTTTAGCAATGTGGATCTCTTTCGAGGACTATATGAAAGAGCGGAAGCAGATCCGAGCATCAGAAAAAAAGTAGTAAAAGCTATCGATCTATTCTCGTCGTTCATGCAAGAGCGCAAGGATACAGGTCGCATCTACCTCATGAACGTAGATCACGTCAACGATCACAGCGCATTCGATAAAGTACTCGCACCAGTTCGTCAGAGCAATCTCTGTGCTGAGATCACCCTTCCAACTAAGCCACTGAATGATCTGAACGATGAACAAGGTGAGATCGCTCTCTGTACTCTATCTGCGATTAATTGGGGTAAGATTAAGTCTCCTGCGGACTTTGAGAAGCCCTGTGCTCTGGCTGTTCGCGGTCTGGATGCTCTCTTGGATTATCAGAATTATCCAGTGGATGCTGCTCGTCGCAGCACTATGCGGTATCGTCCTCTGGGCATTGGAATAATCAACTTAGCTTTCTGGATGGCCAAGAACGACATGACGTATACCAATCCGGATCTCGTCAAGATCGACGAGTATGCCGAGGCTTGGTCATACTATCTAATCAAGGCCTCGGCTGATCTCGCTATCGAGAAGGGAACGTGTCCGGCTTGGGTAGAGGGTAAGCTAAAGTACACTGATCTACTTTTGCCGATCGACACATATAAGCGAGACGTAGACGAGCTTGTAACTCCTAATTACAAGATGAGCTGGGAAGCTCTTCGTAATCAGATCAGCTACACTGGTATTCGTAACTCCACTCTCATGGCCATCATGCCGGCCGAGACGTCTGCTCAGATCAGCAACAGCACGAATGGCATCGAGCCACCTCGCGCTCTCGTATCGATCAAGCAGTCGAAAGACGGTATCTTAAAGCAAGTCGTGCCTTCTATACAGAAGCTAAAGAATAAATATGAGTTACTGTGGGATCAGAAGTCACCTGAGGGTTACCTCAAGATCTGTGCGGTGCTGCAGAAGTATATCGATCAGGCCATCTCAGTGAATACCTCATATAATCCTAA